CATGTACTTCATCTATAATGAAAAGTCCAACATCTTTATACTTAATACCTTCAGATAGTAATGTACCTTTTGTTTTAACTATAATTCTATTCTTAAGATGAACAGGAAATGTAGCTAAAAGTTTTATCCATTGTTTATATATAATATCATTAGGTACTGATATTACATAATTAGATTTAAACTTACTTTCAACTTTTTGTATAGCAAGTATAGCTAAATAAGTTTTACCTGAACCTGGATACCAATCTGCAATACCATTATAGTCAGCTTTTTCCCATTTATCTATACATTCGAGTTGTCTCTCGACTCTATTAGGATCAAGTATTAACATGGTCTAATTCATTTATAGGAAAGAAATCACCATTGTCTAAATAAGCAACAATAGCAGTCATATTCCTGAGGTTTACTAACTTTATCGCTTTGATCGTTTTAGTTTCTTTTTGTTTAATCGATACTAATTCAATTGTACTTCTATACTTAAAATTGACTATAACTTTGTCTCCTATCATAAACCTAGTATCAATATCTTGAATAATTTTAAAATGTATAGGGTAAAGTGGTGGTAAAATATCTACTAAATCATTAGCTCTTTCTGTATCTTGAGTGGCTTCAATGAAATCAGTATAATCTTCTATTTTTACTTTACTATTAGGTACTAGTACAATAGTAACATTATTAATATCTATAAAAGTATGATTAGGATAAAATGTTTTATCCCTTTGTTTAGGTTTTGTACCTGAACCTCTTGGATTAGTATTTGTTTTTCTTGCTACTGTTTTAATAGGTTTAGTAATAGTAGCTTCACCGTTAGCATTAGCAGAAGTAAGACCACTAACGACACTACTCTTACTTAAGGGCAGGTCACTGCGTTGTGCTTCGCCCGTATTAGAGACTGAGTTTGTGTTTGTTTCTACTAGTACCTTAAAGTTTCTTTTTGTTTCCATTATTTAAGCCAGTGTTGAGCAATTTCATGGTCTGCACCAATTGTTACGTTCTTTAAATATCTATTAGCTACTTCAACCATAATACTAGCTTTAACTTCAGCAATATCTTTATAGAATTTACCTTTGATAAATTTATGTGGTAGTAACACATTAACAATTTTGTTAGTATCTGATACTAATAAATTATCATTTTGTTTATCCACAATTTCATCATGAACCCATAATAAAACTTTAGCATCAAGTTTATGTTTACGATAGTATGTAGCTAATACAACAGTTGCTTCTTTAACAAAATCAGCTTGTGTACCTTGTATTCTAACATTTCTTGCTTCTGACTCTTCAGCACTAATTTCTTTAAAATGTGTTTCTTTGTTGATTTCTTTTTTAATTTGTTCTATCAATCTTGGAAACCATCTTCTAGCGTTAGTTCTGTAGTTAATAATAACAAAACCTTGTTTAACAGCAGCAGCAGTAGCACCTTCAACCATAGCAAATGTATCTGGAAGTTCTTTCTTGATAGTATTTATAACTATCTGTCCTTCTTCTTTAGGCACATTTAATGTTTCACCTGCTTTTTTACCATACATACCATAGATAGCACCAAAGGTCATACCTTTAAATCCTTTTCTAAATCCAGGTGGGTCAGTTTTAGTAACTAAAAATGATTTAGCATTTTCAAAATACTTTTCATATAAAGTTTCTAATTCATATTTAATACCACCCGTAAGTTTTTGCATTTGCTTATAAATCTTACTTGCTCTAGCTCTATAAATATTTCTCCAACAAATTGTAGCCATGTGACTATGCATATCTATTTTAGAAAGATTAATAAGTTTAAAATCTTGAGCGTGAGAAGCCATAACAATTAATTCTGCACCACTATAATCAGAAGTATTTAATTTGTAACCTGGAGGTGCAATAAAACAAGCACGATATTGTGCTTCAGCAGGGACATTTTGAGATTGAAATTTATCAGGTTCTCGTTTACCACCGCCTGATTGCATTCTACCTGTAACAGCAGCTGTTTGTCTATAAATAGTATGAAGTTTACCTGTTACTGGGTTTATTTTCTTAATAAAATTAGCACCAAAACTTGTAATCTTATTTTGAACTGTACTATATTCTATCCATAGCTTAATAAATTTAGCCATAATAGAATCAGGTTTATCAATAAGATATTTCTCAAACATGGGCATACTAACTTTATAAGTAGATACAGGCATATAAGATTGTTCATTACTACTAAAAGTTGGAATAGCATAGCCTACTTCTGTAGGTAAGGGTTGATTAAGTCTACCAAAGATTTTAACCATTTCAGTAGGAGTATTGTAATTTACTGATAATTTAGGGTCAGGTTTATACTCTTTCTTGTTAGTTATAGCTTTAATAGTAGATGGTTCACCAAATAAATCTAATACATTAGTTGTACCATCATCATTAATGTAATCATCTGCAACACTGTTAGTTCTAAGTTTATTATACTTATTACCAGCTAATGCAATTTTAGGGTCTAAACCTTTGTATAATTCATTTTCAGATACATAATCTCTAAGACGTCTAACTTCTTCATCAAGTTTTAATTGAATTTCAAGTCGTTTATCTTTATTAGATTGAATAATACTAATCCATTTTTCAACATCAAAATCAATACCTTCATTTTCACTATCAGCTAAGATAGAAATAAGAGGGAATTCAATACCATATATAAGAAATTCCATTTTGTACTTCTTAATAATAGGACGTTGTTTAAGTCTAATTTTAAGTGGGTCATTAAGGTCATTTGCTAAATACTTGATATGATGATATTCAATTCTGAATTTAGTAACATCTTTATCAACAAATTCTAATCTTACATCTTTATCTCTGTATTCTTTTAGATAACGTTTAACAAGTTCACCTAGATTATTATGTCTATAGTAACCCATAAATAAACGTTGTTCTGCTATAATAACATCATATACTCTTGTAAGTAAAATGTCATATTTAGCTTGAATAAATTTAATATCGAATTTAAGATTAGCACCTATAATTACAATTTTACGAGTAAGAATATGTTCATAAACTGATGTAATGTCAACGTCATAAGCAAATATAAATTTGTTTGCATTAGTACCTATACCTGTTAACATGATATCAGATACATAAGGGTCTAAACCTGTAGTTTCTAAATCGAGGGATTGAATTTTAGCATTACCAATTACATTGTGATATAATCTTATACCATAAGCAGCATCTATAACTCTAATGTCATCAAACTCTTCAATTGTAAACTTAAGGTATTCTCTGTATTCTTCTGGTTTATTAGTTACAAAATATATCATAAGTTTAAATTAAAATGGTTGTCCTTCAGCAGGTGTAATAAATCTTTCTAATCTATGTAAAATATTAGTTACAGTTTTAAGTCTAAGCATTTGATGATTATCATTAGGATAATCAACTTGAAGATTACATAAAGCTTCTAAGAAATTAACTTCTCTATATTCTATGTAATTTATTATTAAACTTAAACAATAGTCTAAAGGTACTTTTACATATACAAACATAAAATCACTTAAAGATGAATTTATACCTTTATGATAAGCTGTAAGTCCTATATAAGTATTAGGATATTTAACCTTAATATTAGTAATATAATCATTAGTTGTCATAAACATAAATTGTTTTACTTGTTCTACTAGATGCAACATATAAAAGACTTCTTCTTGTAAAACCATTATAACAAGCACGAAAAGATGGAAGATATATACCTACGTTACTGTATGTACTACCTTGTGATTTATGAGTAGTTTGTGCATACCCATAATCAAAATCTTTTTTAGCAACTTTATCATTATAATTATTAAATACTTCATAGTTAATAAGAATTTTGTTTTTAAAGTCGTAAAACTCTCTCCATGCTCTAAACATTGTACCGTTAGTATGTCTACGTACTAATTCAGCTTCAAAGTCTTCTTTACTACTAGGGTGTAGCATATACAATAAATTATCACAATTTACAGCTTTACATTCATATAATACAATTGGTATTTTACAAATTTTAACTGTTATTGCTTTAACTTCTGTAAGAAGATAATCTTCTGAGTTTCTGATATGACTTTGAAAGAAAGGTGCAATATCAGTTTCTTTTCCAACTGTACTATAACCTTTAATTAAATCACCAACAGCTACATAATCTTCTGAAGGATTTATTCTTTTTCGTAAAAATCCATTAACATTAGTTACTGTAGCATTATCAAAAGCTAATAATTTAGTATTATAAGGATCTTTTTTAGCTTCTTCTGTTTTAAATAGTTTAACTATTTCATCAATGTAAGTAGGTCCTTTTCTAAGCATATAACCTTCACCTTTATCATTAAAAGTATCAGTAATTTTAGTTAATCTAGGTATAAATAAATCAGTACCATTTATAACATCTTCTCTTGCAATATGCAGTAGTTCATTAACAGGGTTGGACTCATCTTGTCTCATTATCTCTGTAAGTTCAATTTGAGGATGTTTAATAAATGTATTACTAATTTTAGCATTTTGATTACCTTTTTCTACTGGTGGTAATTGATATTTATCACCAATAAAAAGTATCTTAACTTTATATTGTTTACTGAGTTTAGTAATAAGGTTATGAATATAAGGTCCAATCATAGAGCATTCATCTATAATAATAATCTTGTATTCTGATATTCTTTCTTGACCTTGAGGCATAAACATAACATTAGTAGGGTCGAAATCCTCCATATTAGTATTAGGTCTAAGTCCAAGTAAAGATTGAATAGTTTCTCCAGGATAACCTGTCATTTTGTTTATAACAGTTTTTGCTTGGTGAGTAGGAGCAGATACTGCAACAGACCTTATAGTACTTCGTCTAATAATTTCTTTAACAATAGTACTTTTACCACTACCCGCAGGGCCTGTAAGAGTTATTATACTGTTATCTTCATAATTATACTTTTTTTCTATAAAATCACCTACTACTTTAATGGCATTTTCTTGACCATTTGTAAAAGTCATATTATTGTTTTTTATTGATTCATAAACATTAGTTTATAATTAAATAGGGTTTACCTTTATAGTAGAATTTTAAATCTTCTTCTATGTCTAGCTTTTCTTTCAGCTAAAAGTTCTTCATATACAGCTTTATTATTTGCATATTCATCAGAGTAATCTTTACCGTCTCGTAATAAAGCTTCATATCTTGTAATAGCGTTACTAAGAAAACCTTTAGTCATCTTAGTAACGTCTATTTCTTGTTCGTCTATAGTTACATACATACAATTAATTCATAGAATAAGTGCCTGCGATTACATTAACCATTTGTAAGTAATCATAAAAACTATCTTCTTCTACGAGTGTATAATCTATTTCTATAGATTGTCTATCAGATGGTCTAGGTAGATTTTTTGCGACTAATGTATAACCAATTGGATTAACCATAGAAACAAATACATATTTTGATAAGAATTCATTGTAACGCATACGTTCTAATGAGTGTCTATTTTCATGGTATCTAATTCTAGTATTAGTATCTTCTCTTGGACATATAAAAGTCAAAATAGATAAGGACTTTAAGACTAAGTTAGTTTCATCTAAAACACCTTCTTCATTGAATGATGTAATTAACATTTAAATATCTTCTCTAACAAAAGCAAAAGGTGCATAAATATTAAGAACTCCAAGTTTAGGGGAATCATAACCTTCAATTGGAAATTGAATAGGTGTAATTTGACTTCTAGGTACTATAAGATTATCACCTACTTTAAGCTTTCTTTTTGAAGGTCTTTTAATTTCTTGAACTTCTACAAAAGCTAACTCATTTGTAGTTGTATTAGTTGTTATAGGAGCAGCTATTAAAGGTTCATGTACTTTTACAACAGTAGCAATAGTATAGAATACATTAGCTTTTTCTCTTGCAATAGTTTCATCAGATTTAATAACATTACCTGATTTTGGGTACACAATGGGTTCCATAACCTCTACAATAATTTCGTCTGAATTTAAGATTTCAATTTGGTTTAATTTAAGCATAAAATTTGAGTATTTATTTGGGTTTATATTAATGTTTGTTTTTCTATTAAATTAGTTTTATTAAACCAATATAATTTTTTATGTGTACGATGACTTTCTTTTAAACATAGTTTAACAGCTTCAATTGAATATTCAGTGTCTTTAAGTTCTAAAATATCATCATATTCTTTAATAATAATAGCACTCCATTTTGTTTTTTTAATTGCTATTACAGGTTGTTTTTCTTTTTTATTCTTTTCTAATATTGATATATGAATATGTTTGAAAGGTTCTAAATAATCAACTTGTTTTATAAATTGATGTTTTTTATGAGAACTTACCTTAGTTTCTAAACAATATCTTATACTTGACATACTAAAGTTATCTATATCTTGAGCTTCTTTTATATTGGTATAAGCTTTTATAATATTACCATAAAAATCTAAAGAAAATATAGGTGTAGATAAATAATAATCAAGATTAGGGCAATGTCCACCTATTTGTACATTAGTTAATGTACCAGTATTATCACATAATCTACCGTATTGCTTAATTAATTTTTGTTCTAATATACAACCTTCTTCTAAAGTTAAATTATCTTTTACAATAGCATACTTACATTTAGAATTATAATATTCTTTCCAAGCGTTTGTTCTACCTTTTAAATCTAAGGCTCTATTATTTTGTCCTAATCCAACATAAAATACTGTATCATCTTTTAATACGTGTATATATACATAATAGTTTGTATTCATAATATGAATTATTTAATATTTGATGTAAAGATACTAAAAATAAAGATGCATTATAATACTATTCATGGATTAAAATCGCTTAGAGTTAAGAAAACCTTGCAAATTTGAGGTGTTGAGGTTAAAATTGCAGTATTTTGAATTTTTAATTTAAATCAGCTAATATTTATATGTATATGTAATATCATATTTATAAGTACTATTGTGATTAGATACATTGACTACACCACTGTTTTTACCTGACTACATTTGTAATTTAGTTATTAAGAGTATGTAGTAAGCAGTGATTGCCCTTAATGCAAGATTCGTTCGTGTTACATATAGTTACATCTACATTATGGGCAAGTTACTTGTTAATCTTATTACAACTTTCAATTGATTTAAATTTTCAATTAAACCTGCATATCTAATATCCTCCTCTGTTCTAAAAGCAATCATAGTTCTACCTGAAACAGTATGAGTAATAATCATTTTAGTTTCTAAATCTACAGCAGTGATAATAGTATTAACATCATCTTGAACGATATGATATTTCTTATCCTTAAAGAATTGTAGTATAATCTTTATCATTTCAATCTACCTTTAAGGGCATTTACACCACGAGTATTTAATGGTACTCCATTTCTATTTAAAGCGTAACCACCTTTAGTATAATTACCATTTTTGTTAGCATTTACATTGAATGCACCTGGATTTGGAAATTCAACTTTTCTTCCTGTTACTTTTATCATTTTTAAGTTATTTAATTTATTATTTATTAGCACCCTTCTTATATCAGTTCTATATACACTTTTAAAGTCTATGTGATGTACTATAAGAATAGGGTCATTAGATAATAGGTCAAGATGTCTTGTTCCGTAACTTTTCATTATCTATTTGCTGAGAACTTCCAATAGTGTCTATATATCTTCCACTCTTCTTTGGTGACGGATGGTATATATTTCAATCATTTCTTTTCCTTTAAAGATTCAATGATTTACTAAGCAACATATCTCTATACAGTTGCATCTATTCCTATTATTACTAATAGGTTACAGTTTAAAGTCATAAGGATTTTGGACTATATTTTATAAGGGTTTATTCGCTCACTTACAAAACCTTATAAATCGTATTGTTTAATCAGGTATTTGGTCTTCAATTAAAGATTCATACACAAGTAATTCTTTTTCTGTATAATCATTTTTAAGATAAGGTAAACTTATATTTCTAGGGTTATCAATAGTAGCAAACTCATAGTTATTATAACCATTTAAAAAGCCTTTTCTAAGCATATCTAAAGCTATTTCAAACTTATTTATATCATTTACTAATTTAATACCTTTAGATGCAAAAGCGTATTCTCTACGAATAATATTATTAGGTTTAAATTTAAAATTAGTTAAGGAAGTAATAGCATTAGTAGCTGCACAAGCATAACAAACAACATTAGATTTATTATTTATATCTAATTCGTGTTTAATACTGCCATAAGAACCCATATCTATATTATAATGTGGCTTTCTTAAGCCGTCTACAAGAGCAGTTAATATTTGTCTTGCAGTGAATTTGGTGAAATCTATTGTTCTAGACATAATTCAGGCGTTTCAAAATTAATAACAAGTTTCTTTACTATTTTATAGCTAATAGGCTTATAAAAATAGTAAGTAATATAATGTTTCATACAAGCTAAACGAGCTTGGTTAGTTGTTGCTATTAATGTTCCTTTAGCAATTCTAGGTCTTTTGTTTTTTGGAGTAATAAAGGTGTTTGTTGACATAATATTAATTATGGATTAAAATCGTATTAAATACGAATTGGTTAAATATTATTTTAAATATTCTATTCTAATTGTAAGTGGTAATTTTTTGAACAAGTATTTAGCAACATAAATATCTTCTAATTGTCGTAATACATTTTCATATTCAGACGTTAAGTTTCTATTACGTTCAAATTTAGATTTTAAAGCTTTATCTAATCTATTTACATATAGTTTATAAGTAGTATGACTAGTATGTAAAAAATATACAACATCATTTAAACTTACTTCAGCTATTTTAATATTATCTTTAATTAAATATTTAGTATCAGATACTATTGCATCATCTTCTATTTTGTAATTATGTAATAGTAATAACTTGTAAATTAAACCTACACTAGCTTGTGCGCCATCTTCACCAATTGAACTAAATTCTTCTTTTTTTAATATCATTTTTTGAGGTATAAAATACCTACTGTCTCCCATTCATTTTTCAATTACTACGGAGTATAACGTATTATATTTTACAGTAGGATTTAGTTATAATTAATAATATATAATAACCTTTGCAAGGTTACAATCCTTGAACCAAATTAATCGAAACAGAATACTTAACGCTTTGGTAATCTAGTTAGACAAAAGTTAAATAACTATTTAGGTTCATAAACACCAATGTAAATAGTGTTTCCATCAATATAATTAAGTCTAACAAGACTACCAACTTTAGGTATAGCTTCTAAATCATCATTCCAAATGAATTTAATATCATCATAAGCTTGACTTTGTATAGGACTATAAATCCCATTTTCAATATGAGTTTCAAGTATCTCTTGTTTTAATTCTGCATCTTTTACACCTAAATCATAAGATAATAGGCATACAGCAGCCATTGTAGCAAGACCTAATATAAGTATTGCTAAGTGTTTAATATTTTCCATTGTAAAATTATTTAGTTGAGTTTATATTAATTAGTTCCTATACACAATATTCTCTACGTGTATATAGGCTTTTATTGTATCCACAAGATTATATCTAAAATTTCGTTATAAAATGATATAAACTATACAATATTTATTCGATATGTCAAAGAACGTGCAATAAAAAGAGAACAAGTTCTGAATTTAGCATTACCTATTTGTACAATAACATCTTGTACATAAACAGTAAAATAACCTATATATACTCTGTTTTTAACATTGATTGTAATAACTTTAGCTTTAATATTTTGTAAGTTTAATTTACTACCAGTTAAAATAGGGTAAGCATTAACAATATAATAGTTTTTAGTTTCATCTTTTTTATCATCATCTAATAATGTAAGAGCACTGCCATCTATTAAAAAGACTTCATCACCTACTTTAATATGAGGGTTACGAAAATGTGCAAGTTTATATGATTTTTTAGACATAATAGTATTAGTATTTAGTTTGGTTTATAAGGTCAACAGGTAATGGATATTCTTTCCATAAGTATTCTCTAATACCATTTAAATCTTCAAATCCATTTGGTATTTTAATTGTATTTGAATAAGAAGATATAATAATAATATCTTCATTGTGTTCTAACATGTTCTCAATTAGATGTAAAGGATAATTACCTTCCCAAGTGCTAGTTGTATTATTAGTTTTATTTATAATAATGTACATAATAGTAAGTATTAAATTGTTTATAGTGAGTTTGATTTATAAGCATAATTTACCTTAGTACTATATGATTTTAGGTTATATGTGGTTGTATATATTTCACCTGATGGGTGCAAAGATAAGGTATTGTTTTGAGAATCCAAGCTGAAATAGTGTTAAAGCTTGATTTTAAAGGGCATAAGGACGTATTGAATAATATGATAAAATGTAATACGTTGTAAGTTAAGTGGTTAGCTATTAATTGGATGTGAGTTTATAGCTGAATTGGTAGGATTGAGGGTAATATGATGAGATTGTAAGTGACTGATAATGAGGGTATGTGGAATTGGAGTAATGGAGATATATATATAGGTAGAGTGGAGAGGATTTTAGGGTGTAGAGGTGATAGGATTGAGAGAGTAATGAGTATGGTTATATTGTATATGTATTAGACTGGCTACATCTGTCCATCGCTCACTCTCCTTCATAGTTACAAGAAACTCTACTAACACTCTCACATGCATCAGCAGAGTCCTCATAACCACCTTATTTACTCACTAAATAATCTTTTAATAACTATTCCTCATTGTGTTTTTATAAGGTTATCATCTAATCTCTTAATAACTACAGGCTTCAGCATCCCTACCTCCACCTGTAGTTTTCCTAGTTGTGGTATTCTACGGTTATATTATTAATAGTATTAACTAGGGTCACCAGACTCTCTTAATCCAGTTCCCCTGGGTTAATACCTGAACTATACCAATATTAGGTACAGTTGTTACTTTATTATCATTGTGCTATCTGACTTTTATAAGGACTTTAGACCTTTATACCTAAGTATAGTGCATTACACCCCCTTATATCTTTTATATTTAGTTATACAACTTCATAGTTATTATAATATAAGGGTAAGAGAGGTGTTATTTCCTTGATAATATTTCCATTAAATCGGCAAAATCCTTAGGTTTATCCATTGTAATACCATTGTCATAGAATGTATTAAGTATAGCTTCTTTGATCTCTAAATTAGGAGCCTCAGCTAAGTCTTTATACAATTGTTGATAGGTTTCATTTGTAAACTGGTTCTTAATTTGTCTATCTCTCTTATTTTCAAGATACATATCATGATATTTAGAGAATAGTTTAAATGCACCTACACTAAGTATAAGTAATTGTAGTCCAATTGCAAATAAAATAATACTTATTACAACAAACATAGTTGTAAATGTGGTTGGTTCAATTTGATTAGCTTTATAGTATAAGGTAGTTGAATCAATTGCAACTGCACATGCTGATACTAGAGATACTACTGAAAGAACTAAGGTAAATATACCTATAAGGAAAGCTTTAATTGTTTTCATTTTAATGAGTGTTTAAAGGTTGTGAAATGTGAGTTTAAAATTAGATTGAAATGTGAGTTTAATGGTAACCAAAAAAGAATGTGCCTACTCGGTATGAGTAGACACAATCTATGTAACATAATACTAGTCTATGCTAGTACTATTTTGCTACTTTAGCTTTTTCAGCTTTAGGTTCTTCTGTTTCAAGTACTTCCTCAGGAGTCTCAAATTCAAGCTCTTCTGTTGTACCAAATACTTCTTGCTCAAGCTTGTCAGCCGGAGTTTCAGTAGGTACAGCAAGAGTTGGTATAGCTACACTTACAGGAGCAGGAGCAGAGATACCAAATAAACCTTGCATAAGAAGCATTGGATTAGCACTATCCATAAAAGCACGTTGCGCATTCTCCAAATCTGTAAGAGGGAACGTTAAAAAGCCTTCAACACGAGAACCTTTCTTAAGGGTTTTCAATGTATCACCAACTTTAGCTTCACCATTTTTTACAGCAGTAGATTCTTCACTAGCGATATAATCATCACCAGCTTCATGAAAAGCAACGTCTGCAAATCCAGTCTTATTAATCAATCCAATAATCGCATTACGGAATTGATTAAGCATAAGAGGATTAGCACTTGCAACACCATTGTCAAATAAACCAGCAGGAATGTTAGAACCTCTTGCTGATTTATGTAAGTCAAGTAACGCTTGTTTACAAGTTCTAGCAATTTGCTCTTGTTTTCCGTTGATAACAACAGTAAGACCTATAAACGGCTCAATGCCTGCTTTAGTAATAAGGTCTGCGGAGATAACATTAAATGTATTCATAATATAAAGATTAAAGTTACGTGCGTTATGCCACATCGTTATGACCTACGTATCCATACGTTGGTGAAGTGGTTAGTATAGCTGAAAGACAGTGTACACTGTTGTTTTCATAAAGAAAACTTTTTCAAACCAAACTTGTGGAATACAAATTCAAAATAACAGAACCCACAAAGGGTACGGGTATTTAAATTCCACGAAAAGTAGTGGGGGTAACTATATGGGTGTGTACGTAAACATATTACTCATACTAAAATCCAACCTCAACCCATCATCTTTAACTCCATATATTTTATACTCCTTATTCCATATCCTACACAATATCTAATCTCATCATATTTCCACCTATATCTAATTTAATTACTATATCCAATCTCTCCCAAACGTACAAAATTTTACAGTATGTACCTATATATACGCCTGTACCTTTATTACTATATTATTATGGTATTTAAATTACTGTGTAATATTATATTTTTTTTTATTAGTAATATTATATATAATTTAGTATATATGGTTGTGTCTAGTTATGGCTTAATGACTGCCCGTACTAGAGAGTTTAGTTGTGTTAGTGACTAAAAAACTTTAACAAAATTTTAACATTATTATATAGTATATATGAATGTTAAAAACATTATATTTGGCATATCTAAACGATATGAGAAACTAATACGAATTAACTCATCGTTACGGGCAAGTATTACGCTTATTACTAATAATACTATTATATATAGATTTACATATACAATTACATATACAAAAAATATACAAATTATAGGTACTAATACTACCTATTTTTCTGTTTTTACTAATAACCAATTTATAAATAACAATTAATACTTAATAACGATGGCAAACGATATTATTCCTCAAGAACTTATTATACATAGACGTATACTTACTACTGCACTTGCAACTATTAGTAATGAAATGTATGCTAATAATGTTAAAACTACTTTTAAAACTAGATTTACATTTGTAGAAAAGAAAGATAGACCTTCTATGTATGCAAATACAATTCAACCTGTATACTTATTTGAAGTATATGTTGTAGATAAATCTAAAAACATTATTGGAGAATCTATTTATCTTTATAATAACTATTATGTTAAACAACTTGAAATATCAGTTCATAAGTTAGAACAACAAGCTATTCAAGACTGGTTTACAAATGGTTCTAAAGCTCTTTATAATGTTATGTTTATGGAACATAGTGAACGTGTTGCTGAAAATCTTGAACTAATTGATAAACTTAAAGCTGAGGGTGCTACAATGGATGTTGTTAAAGCTCGTGTAGACTTAGCTGATAAGAATATGATTAAAGATAGAGAAGCTAACATTATAGCTATGTTAAATAATAAATTATAAGAAGTATGCAAATAGATAATACTCTAGCTGAGATTATAGTAGAAGTCCAAAGACGTACAAAAGAAAAATATAATAAAGATTTAAGCTTTAATAATGTTGTTGATATAATTGATATTCAACTTTCTGCTACAGCTTTTGGTTTTGCTAGAAACATACCTATATATTGGAAAGGATTTCTAAAGTTTATATGGACAAATAGAAGAGAAAGAAACAAAGAGAAAACTGATTTGTTTAATACTGTTCTTGATGAAAATAATAACCTATCTCCCAAAGATAGAGAATACTACCATTACTTAGCTAGAGTATCTTCTCATATTAATTATAAAACTTTAGAACGATTAGGTGTTAATGCTAAAGCATTATCTGTAGAGGAAGTTAAAGCTATTCCTAGCAATACTCCTCACTTCTTAAACTTTAAGGTTTTAGTAAAGAAAAAAAGAAAATGACTAGACAATTTATAGGAGAGGAAAATGGAGACATCGTTATACATAAAAAAGAATGTTTACTTATAAACGATTTTGCTGTTCTGTTTAAAAGAGATAAAGGAAGTAAAAAAGATTTACAAGGTAAACATCAGCTTGTAGCTTGTGGAGAAATGAAATATATATATTATCATTTAGATCCTCGTAGTGATTTTTATAATACTCCACTTAGCTTAGCACATCAACATATAATTGAACTTAGTGGTTTACCTGATAACTGGAAAACTGATAAAGTATTTGAACAAGCTTGCGATAAGTATAAAGAATTTCAACAATTAAGTTCTTTAGGTAGTGCTTACTTTTCAGCTGATTCTGCTTTATTTGAATTAGGTCATGATACTAAAGATTTATTAGATATTGTTAGAACTTTAAAAGTAGAGTTAAAAGAAGTTGTTAGAACAACAAGTAAAAAGAATAAAGAATATACGTTAGAAGAATTAGAACTTATAACAAAAGTATTAGGTAAACTTGATGCTATTAATAAAGTTCAAAATAATATCATTGCTTTAATAAATAGTATGCCTAAGCTTACTACTACTATTAAAGATTTAAAAGAACAGTATTCTCAGGAAGATAATGAAAATAATATTGTTGTCGGTGAAAGACAACTAGGTAATAGAGAAGATTAATATGACACCACTTATTCAAGACCAAGCTAAACATTTAGTGTTTACAGAAGAAGATCATAAATACGTTGATGAAAATAATCTTGTATATACATCTGTTACTACCTTACTAGATAAATATAAAAGTAAATTTGATGTAGAGTTTTGGAGTATGTATACAGGTTTAAAAGATGCTGGTTATACTATTAAACCTTACCCTGAAGACCAAGCTATTAGATTAGGTACTGTTAAGTTTAAACTTACAGACTTAAAAAAAGAAAACTATTACTTACAGTTACAAGAACTTACTAAAGCTAAGTGGGTTGTTAACTCAACAGAAGCTTGTATTAGGGGTAATACTATTCATAATAGTATTGAACTTGGAATTAATAAAACTCGTAATGATATACGTGCTAAAGATAATGAACTTATAACATATGAAACAAATCCTTTTAAGACTGGTAAAAATATTGCCACTATGAATGATTTGGATGCTTCTCATCTTAAAGATGAATATCCTTTTATATATAATAAGCTTAAACCACTTGTACAAGCAGGTGCCACTATCTTTTCAGAGAAACGTGTATATATGTCTAGATATGGTATTGCAGGTACTATTGATTGTCCTATTATAAAAGGTAAATACTTTTCTATTTTAGATTGGAAAAGTAACGCTGCTGATATGCATGATACACCTGGATATTATAAGAAAGAAAGAATAGGTAGTGAATGGGTTAAAAGTGATACTTGGATTATTACTGATGAAACTTTTAATGCTCCTATATCTCATATACCTGCTTCTAAGTTTCATACATATTGTTTACAATTATCTATCTATGCTTATATTATGGAACAATGGGGATATGTACTTATACCTAATGGTCTTGCCATCGTCCATTATCCTCTTAATAAAGAGCCTGTATATATTCCCGTTCCATATCTTAGAAACGAAGTTATAGCTTTGTTTACTGACCACAAAAGAAAGCTCTCTGCATAGGGAGCTTTTATTATTAACCTAAAAACCCCAACTAGTTATGCATAGTGCCATATTTTTAGATATTCCTAATCTAATAAAAACAAATAGTAAACAAGCTTTTCCAATACATAGAGAAGACTGGTCTATTTCACAAGAGATTAAAGATATACTTACTAAATACATAGACCTTAATTATAAGGTTTTTCTTGTTGGTAATTATCCTAATATACCTGTACGTAAAAGAGAATCTAATCCTATAGAGAATCTTTTTATTAATATTGCAGAGAGTCTTGAAAAAGAATTTAAACTTGAAACTAATAGTATTCATTTCGAATATGCTACAGATAATGATAACTTTGATTATTTACCTCTTCCTGGTATGTTTTATAACTTAGCTACTGAACATGATATTTTACTTGGATATTCTTTTATTATTACTACTTCTGTTTTATCTCGTTATATACAATTATATTCGTCGATTAAACCTATAATTATATAAGATATGAGAAGATTTGATTCCACCGCTTATGATTTAGTTCATAGTCTCGAAGATTTATTGCCTACTATGAATATAAATCAAGAGATATATCAAACTCCTTTTATCTCTACTCCTTATATTAATCCTGAGAATGAAGCTGAAGATGTATTAGAAATGTTTGACTTTGAAGATATAGCATTTGTTAATACTTCAGAAGCATCTATTGCTGCAAGGCATTTTCAGAAGCATGGTTGTTATACTAAAGCACATCCTAAATGGGATAGACGTGAATATAAAGCTTTTTGGGATGAAGAGGAAAGAAAATGTAAAGAAGGACTTGTACTTCCTGGTAAACTTAAAATGAATGAAAATGGTATTTATGAAGTTCAACAGATACATATAACTGGAGAGCATTATGGATACTTAAATTACTCTAAAATACAAGCTTCTAAAGATTTTGATGTTAAAGGTGGAGCATTATTATCTCCTAATGGTGAACAACTACATAAAGTAGAACAAGGTATTATAAATAAACAAGCTTTGTTTCCTTCTTTTTGGGATGGAGATTATTATTTCTTTAAATCTATAGAACTTGCTAAAAGAGTAGGTAGACATATTGTTGTAGGTAAAGCTAGACGTAAAGGTTACTCTTATAAAAATGGTTGGTTAGTAGCTAATCAAGCTAACTTATATAGACGTAGTACTTCTGTTGTTGCTGCTTATGATAGTGCTTCTTTATTTGAAGATGGTACTATGAATAAAGTAGTTTCTTTCTTAGATAATATAAATAGCCATACTGATTGGAATAAAGGTAGAATACATAATGCACTTGAACATATTGAAATTGGATATAGACTTAGAGGTAATCCTTCTAAACGTGGTTTTCTTTCTAATATATATACTGCTATACTTGGAAAAGACGGTGGTAAAATTAGGGGTAAAGATGCCGACTTAATACTTATCGAAGAAGCTGGAAAATGTGCTAATCTTTCTGATGTACTTGATGCTACATTAAAGTCTCTTGAAGATGGTACAAGAATGACAGGTCTTATGATTGTTTTTGGTACTGGTGGTGGAGCTGAAAATGCATGGGCAGGTTTTGAGGATTTATTCTATAATGTTATAAGTAGAAAATTCTTAGGCTTTGTAAACAATTGGGATGACGAAGCTACAGATGATTGTTGTGGTTTCTTTCACCCTTGTTTTATGTCTAAACCTGGACTTATTGATAGACATGGTAATAGTGATGTACAAGGAGGTATTGAATTTGAGCGTAAAGATTTACTACGTTATGGTCAAGATGATGCTAAAATTACAAGTCACTTAATGGAGGAACCTAAAAAACCTTCTCAAGCTTTTAGTAGAGCTAAGAGTGAAATCTTTAATGCACAATTAATTGATGCTCATTTTAAACGTGTTAATAAACTTAATGGTAAAAACCCTGTTGGACGTGAAGGTGTATTTAACTTTAAAGTTAATAAAGTAGTCTTTAGAGATAGAGCTCTTATGGATGAAGATGAGTTAGCACTATCTGCTAGAGCCATACGTAATTATCCTATTGCTAAATCAGAAGATTCTAGAGGATGTTGGGTTATATATGATGAGCCTTATAGAGACCCTGCTACTGGTTTAATTCCTGAGAATCTTTATCATACTTGGGTTGACCCTTTTGCTATATCTAAAGATAAAGATAGTTTTACAACTAAAGACTCTTTAGCTTGTACTATTATATATGAAGCTGCTAATAATATGACTACTAGTAAAGGTGATAAAATTGTTGCTGTGTATGTTGGTAGAACTGCTGATACAACTGATTATGACCATCAAATGTTCTTAGGTGCTACATACTTTGGTAGTAAGGTTCTTTATGAAAACGATAGAGGTGATGTATATGCAAACGCCTTAAAATTAGGCTTTGTCAGCATTCTAAAAACTGAAACGACCTTTCAACATCAATCGGAAGTACAAAAGGGCGGAATGGGGCGAAAATACGGTATCTCAATAGGAGGGAATGCACAGCGAAAAGGCACTGCAATTATCTATTTAAAAAACTGGTTAATAAGTCCGAGGGGTAAAGATATTCACGGAAACACGATATTAAATTTGCATTTAATATATGATTTACCTATATTGAAAGAGTTATTGAAATATGACGGTTCTAAGAATGCAGATAGGGTATCATGTTTATTAATTGGAATGTATGATATTAAGGAAGCTCTTTATAAGCAACAAGTACCTGAAAGACCTAGACTAGAAGCAGAGGATTATTTTAACAATCCTTTTGGTGAAACTAGCAATGATAGTATATATAATGAGCAAGATAGTATAACAGGAGTTGAAATAGATTCCTACTTTAAATAAATAAATATGCCGTTACCAAATCAATTACTAACAATGGCTGAAAAGTCAGTTAGAGATACTAATACAGGTCTCACTAATATAGAAGAGACTATTGTTCATTATATTGATTCTTCAGGCTGGAAATCAGAATATGAAGAGATTAATAGATTATTTGCTGCTGTAGAAGGTATTATAAATTTTTCTGAATATAAAGCTATATTTGGTTCTACTAACCAAGATTCAGGTGCAGATACAGACTTTATGTATAAATCTAAATTACAGAATCACAATATCCTTATGGGTATTGCTAAACTGTTAATTGGAGAGTTTGGTACAAGATCACATGAGTATGAAGTTGTTAACTTAAATCCTAATGATGATATTTCTCGCACTATAGCTTTAAATATGGTTATTAAAGAATGGCACAAAAAGAAAGTCCTTATGGAATTTCAAAAAGTGACAGGTATGCAACCAAGTGAAGAACAACCTATGCCAGAACTTGAAAAGGTAGTTAACGAGTTTAATGCTAGCTTTAATGATAGTACTTTAATTAAAGGTCAAGAAGCTCTTGATTTTATTAGATTCTATTGTAGTATTGATTTCAAGCTTACAGAAGCTTTTTATGATTACGTTGTAACAGGTGGATGTATAACATATAAAGATGTTATTAATAATGAAGTTGTATATGAACATGTTCCTAGAAATCAAGTCTTTATTTTAAATATGAAAGAAGGTAGTCCTTTTATTGAAGATGCTGAAGTTCATATTAGACGTCGTTTAATGACTCCTTATTCTATTTTAGAAATGTTACAAGAGGATATTGAAGAAGACCAAATTAAAGCTTTTCAAAATGAAGTTAATAATGGTTACAGTGAATACAATGCTAATTATGTAACTACAGGTAGAAATGGAGGTATGGCTGGAAACAACTATATTAATTCTAAAATACCTATGTCAGCTTATACTGATGGAATAGAAGTTTTTCATGTTGTATATACTTCTTTTAAAGATGTTTATATCTTATCTTATATAGATGAGTTTGGAATGGAACAAGAGAAAGAAGTTATAGCTGATTATGAATTAATACCAGACTTAGGAGATATAAGTATATCTAAAGAATGGTATACTTGTAAATTACAAGGTTATAAAGTTATGGATTACTTCTTTAAATGTGGTGAAGTTCCATTTGACCGTTCTGATGTAGATTCTAAAGGTAATTTAAAATCTTGTTATAATGGTATTGTATCTAGAACTAGAATTGGAGAAATAAACTCTATTATAAAAGAAGGTTTAGTATACCAACGAACTATTAATGTATTAAAGTTCAGTATGGAAAAACTAATAAATAAGAATAAAGATAAAGTACTTGTTATGCCATATGGTTTAGTACCACGTTCTAAAGGTATTAGTACAGCTAAACAAGCTTATCATATGGATGCTACATCTGTACTTTGGATTGATGAAGCTGCCCCTAATGCATCTTTTGCCGCTCAAATGATTAAGTCTATTGATATGTCTTTGAATGGTATTATTGCTGAAATTAGTAGTTTAGTTATACAAACTAAAAACGAGTATTGGGAAGCTATCGGTATGAATGCTCAAAGATATTCTGATGTTAGTCAATATGCAGGTAAAGCTACCACTGAACAAGCTATTGTACGTAGTGCTATTATTACATATGATTTAGTAAGTTCTTTTGATAAGATGGTAGAAAAAGATTATCAAGGTTTATTAGATATATCTAAAGCTGCTTGGATTAATGGTATTAAAGAAGGTTATATCTTTAGTGATAGTTCTCGTGGTGTATTTGAAATGAATATTGATGATGCTAACTATCATGCATCTTCTAATTACAATGTATTTGTAAAAGATGCTACTACTAATACTAGAGGTATTGAAGCTATGAGAAGTTTTGCTGGTTCTATGTTACAAAATGGTGCCTCTGCTTCAGCTGTTAGTAAAATGTATACTACTAATAGTACTTCTAAAGTTAGTGTATTATTAGAAAAAATGGAAAAGGTACAACAAATGGTAGCTGAACAAGCTTCACAAGCAGACCATGAAAGAGCCGTTCAATTACAAGAAATGCAAGCTGAACTTCAAAAAGCCGCTGATGAACTTAAAGTATATGAAATTGATAGTAAACTTGAAGGTGTTAAATATACTGCTGATAGAATGCTAGATGGTAGAAGTTTAGATGCTAATGGTGATGGTGAAAATGATTTGCCCGTAATGGAAGATAATTCGTTTGAAGAAGAATTAAAAACTAGAGAAGCTAATAGAAAAGAAAGAATGGATAAGCATACTGTTACAAAAGATAATAAAGAACTAGAGTTAAAAGCTAAAGCTTTATCACAAAGAAAAACAACAAGCAATAAGTAATCAATTAAAAAATTATGTCAATAGAAAGTAAAAACAATAATGATGCTAATAATTTAGACTCATTAGATAATGTATCTTTAGATAATATACATAACCCCCAACAACCTGACACAAACTATCCATCGAGTACGGGCGATGCTATTGAAAAAGCTGCTAACGAACTTACACCACCTGCTCCTGTAATTCCTCCTATTGTAGAAAATACAACTGATGAAGGTAATGACGATAGTAATAATGGTAATGATGATGCTTTTGTTCCTATTGCGTCTTTTGATAGTTTAGTTAATATTCTTACAACTAAAACTAGTGAGACTTTAACAGACGAAGAAAATAAGCAGTTATTAGATATTGTTGATTCATTTGGTGGGGAGGCTCTTAATAAAGATGGAGCAATTGTAGATGCAGAAGGTACAGTATTATATACAGCAGAACAAGTTAAACATTTTATTACTACTGATACTTTACCAGTTGATGAACAAGGTAATTTTGTAGATGCTACAGGGGTCATTGTTAAAACTAAAGTGGAGCTTTATAGAGAAACTACTACAGTAGGAACTGTTATGAATGCTTTAGCTAAAAATTTTAATATTGCATACGATGATGCTTATATGCCTGAGGACACTGAAGATTCTATTGTTGACTTAGTTGCTAAAGTAACTAAAGTTATAGAAAATAGAAGTGTTGCTAATTATATGCAAATTAATCCTGAATTAGAAGCGTTTCGTAAACATCTGCAATTACATGGTAATGCAGAAGGTTTTAAAT